GAACGTATTAGAGATGCAAGACTAGAATACTATGCAGCCAAACGTGATTTACCACAAGGTGATCCTGGAATAACGGCAGCACGTGAAAAATGGTTTGCATTATCCGAGGCTCCAGAATATATTGACCTTAGGAAGAAATTAGGACTCGCATAAATAATTTTATGGCAAACTATATCGGTTTCAGTACTATCAACGCAGATAAACCTAGAATCACTAACCCTGTAAATAATTTAGGACGTGATTATGGATCTGCCAGCATAACCCGCCCATATGTATTTGGAAAAAAGTATAAGTTAACCGACAGTCAATTAGTAATACAAGACTTTGTTAACGCACTTAATATACATCAAGGACAAAAAGTTGGTCAACCTGCTTATGGTACAACACTTTGGTCATTTGTTTTTGAACCTAATACAGCAGATGTACAGTTTCAATTAGAAAATGAGATACGTAGGGTTGCTAGTTTAGACCCTAGAATAGAATTAAACTACGTTAAAGCATTCCCACAAGAAAACGGAATACTGTTAGAAGTAGAATTAGCAGTCAACCCATTCAATAGCGCAACAACCTTGAGCGTGTTTTTCGACAACAGAACAAACACGGCCTCGCTACAACAATAACAAATCCACTTTTTTAGGTATGATAAATACTTAAAAGAGATTAACTATGGCGACAAGTTCAAGACAATCAGGATTGTTCGGCGTAAACGATTGGAAGGCCATCTATCAAACCTTTCGTGAAGCCGATTTTAGAAGTTACGATTATGAAACCCTACGTAAAAGTTTCATCGATTATCTACGACTTTACTATCCTGAGACCTTTAACGATTACATTGAAAGTTCAGAATTCATTGCCCTACTAGACGTTATGGCGTTTATGGGACAGGGTTTAGCATTCAGAAATGACTTAAATTCACGTGAAAACTTTATTGATACTGCTGAACGTAGAGATAGTGTTATCAAACTTGCAGACCTAGTAAGTTACACCCCAAAGCGCAACCTTGCAGGACAGGGTTATCTTAAAGTAACAAGTATACAAACTTCACAGAATATTACTGATATAAACGGTGTAAACCTAAGTAATATTCCTATACTTTGGAACGACCCTGCTAACCCAAATTGGTTAGAACAGTTCAATACTATTATCAACGCTACACTTATCAATACGCAACGTGTTGGTAAACCCGGTAACGTGGCAGACTTGTTGGGCGTGACTACAAGTGAATACACTATTCAGATTCCTCAAGGTACATTACCAATCGTACCATTCAATAGTACAGTTGATGGTCAAAACATGAATTTTGAATTGGTTAGCGTAACCAGTGTAGATGAGGATTACATTTATGAAATTCCTCCTGCACCAAGTCAAAGATTCAATATATTATATCGTAACGACAAATTAGGATACGGTAGCCCAGAGACAGGTTGGTTCTTCTATTTTAAACAGGGCTCATTACAAGCCGCAGATTTTAAATTAGAACAGCAAATTGCTAACCAAACGGTAGACATTGATATTCAAGGTATTAATAATACCGACACATGGTTGTATCAATTAAATGACAACAACGGTGATAGATTATTATGGCGTAAAGTTGATAACGTTTATGCCGATGCATATCTACAAACTGAAACATCATTCAAAAAGATTTTCAGCGTCAACTCACGCTTCAATGACCAAGTAACATATATCTTTGGTGACGGAGTATTCAGCGAGATTCCAGTTGGCCAATTCAGAGCATATGTACGTGCTGGTAACGCACTAACATATACTATTGATCCTAGCGAAATGCAAGGCATTTCAGTAACATTTACATATATTAATCGTAATGGTAAAACAGAGAATTTAACTGTAGGATTAGAATTACCATTAGCAGTTTCAAATGCACAACAAAGAGAGCCTATACAAGAAATTAAACAACGTGCTCCTACTCGTTATTATACACAGAATCGTATGGTAAATGGCGAAGATTACAATAACTTCCCGTATACATTATACAGTTCTATTATTAAGAGTAAGGCGATAAATCGTAGTAGTATAGGTGTTAGCAAGAACTTAGATTTACTTGACCCAACAGGAAAGTATAGTAGCACTAATGTTTTTGGCGATGATGGTGCATTATATCAAAACAATACAGATAGTTATTTGACATTGTTTATTACAAACGTTAATGACATTCGTGCGTTTTTAACATCATCATTAGCAAATGCTTTAACTAGCAACAAAGCCGCACAATATTATATTCAAAACTATCCTAGATATAACGTTAACACTGCATCAGGTGATGGAGTTGTATACTGGCAAACAAGTACGGTAGACGCTAATAGCGAGTCTGGATACTTTTATAATGTAAGCGGTTCACAAAATGTGCCTATCCCATTAGGTATATACTCAAACAAAAATGCAAAGTATGTAACAACCGGTGCATTGTGTAAGTTTACTGCTCCAACAGGTTACTATTTTGATGTTAATAATCGTTTAGCAGCCGGCATACCCGGCCCAACAGACAAATCATATATTTGGTCTACAGTTTTAAACGTAGTGGGTGATGGTTACAACAACGGTGATGGTGCATTCCCTAACGGAACGGGTCCTGTTACATTAAATGGATACGTTCCAACAGGGGCAATACTAACACAGGTTATACCAGTGTTTGATAATTCATTGTCACAGACAGTTATTGATGAGTGTGTAGTAAGAATGGAATTAGCACAAGACTTTACATTAGTGTTTAACAATTCATTACCCATCAATCAGGAACGTTGGACAATCAATCCATATACTGAAACAAATTATTTTGTTAAATTTACCAGCGTTGGTGCTAATAGATACACAGTAAGTTATCGTTCATTAACATATTATTTTGGTAGCGTGTCAGATACACGATTCACATTATCACCTGATGAATTAGTATACGATCCATTCAGTGGTAAAATCTTACAGGATTTTGTAAGTGTACTTTCTACAAACAGTCAACCTAATTCAAGTTATCCTTTTGGAAGAGATATCAAAGTTAACATTTTAGGTCAAACTGTAGAGAGTGATGGATATATTAATGACTTCCAAGTTGAAGTTGCAGCCACAGATGTTAACAATAGAACATTGATTTTAAATCCTGACTTCTTCAATGAAGTTACTGGTTATACAAATGGTGGCGCAAATATTGGCATCTATGTATTCTTTGAGATTATTGAAGATGCTATTAACTTGACAAGAGAGCAGATTGTCCCTTCAAGTGACGTAGTTTACATTTACGCTAACAAAACACAAATTGAAGTTGTAAAATATGATTATCCCGAAGGACAATTGTTCTACGCATATAGCGACAATGTATTTTATAGATCACTACAAGATAACACAATCAATACACCTTACTATGTGTTGACACCTCAGCCACAGTATAGTGTAAAGCCTGGTCGTCAAGGATTAAGTTTCCAATATCGTCACAATAGTAACAATACAACACGTATTGACCCAACAACTACTAACATTATTGACTTATATGTTGTAACACAAAGTTATTATACATCATATCAAAATTGGATACAAGATACAACAAACACAGTAGTAGAGCCAGATAGACCTACTATCAATGAACTGAATCAAGAATATGGACAAGTTAACGATTTCAAAATGTTAAGCGATTCAGTTATATTAAATAGTGTAGTGTTCAAGCCTTTATTTGGTGCTAAAGCAAATGCATCACTCAGAGGAACTGTAAAAGTTGTAAAGGCAAGTAACACTAACGCAAGTGATAGTGAAGTTAGAAGTGCTGTGCTTACTGCAATGAATAAGTATTTTAATATTAACAATTGGAATTTTGGCGACACATTTTTCTTCAGCGAATTAAGTGCTTTCTTACACTCTGAGTGTGGTGAGTTAATTAGTTCAGCCGTACTTGTTCCTAACGACCCAACAGAGAAGTTTGGAACATTATATGAAATTAAATGCATGCCATATGAAATTTTTGTGAATGCTGCCACAGCAGAAGATGTATTAGTTGTGCCCGCACTTACACCGGCTGAATTACAAATAAGATAAAAGAAATGGCTACAACAAGAATTAGAACACTGAATTTCTTACCGGAAATATTTCAAACCTCAACTAACAGTCAGTTTTTGGGGGCAACGCTTGACCAACTTGTAAATCCACCAATTACAAAAAGAATTGAGGGATATGTTGGTAGCAAATTAGGCTATGGTGTAAACGCCAAAGACTATTATGTAACAGAACCTACTAAGGTAAGAACGGATTATCAATTAGATCCGGGCATTGTGTTCACTAAGAAGAATGAATCTACTGCACAAGATTTTATTACATATCCTGGCATCATTGATTCATTACGATTAGAAGGTGGTGTAACCAATAACAATGATCGCATGTTTGAGAGTCAATTTTATTCATGGGACTCATTCACAAACTTAGATAAGATTATTAACTTTAACCAGTACTACTGGTTACCAGACGGTCCTCCCGCTGTTCAAGTTGCGGCTGCAACAGTATTTGCAACAAACGATTATATTGTCACAGATTTAGCAAATGGTTATAACATTAGAACATTGGGTACTGGCGCAGGATCAATCAATCCTACATTAATATTGTTACGTGGTGGTACATATAACTTTTATGTAAATCAAAGTTCACAGTTTTGGATTCAAACAGCCCCGGGTACTAGCGGATACAATCCAACACAACCTAACGTTTATACTAGAGATGTGTTTGGCGTATCTAATAATGGCGCAGAACAAGGCATAGTAACTTTTACAGTACCAGCAAAAGACGCACAGGATCAATATAATTATCCAGGTAATAATCTAGTTGACGTTGTAAGCACAATACCATTCTCACAGATTAATGGACAGTTATTATCAACTGTTGGTGGCATTGACGGTGTAACAGCACTTAACGGATTAACCGTTATGTTCTATGACACGGGCGTACCTAATGAAACTGGGTACACTTCACAGTATTTTGGTGAAGGCGAATACGATACAAATATTGATTTAGTAGCACCCTTAACAATTACTATTTCTGCTACTGATGTATCAGGTGCAATTACATGTAGTTCTACTGCTAACTTAATTTCAGGTCAAACAATTACATTTGATGGCACCCCGTTTGGAGGATTAGATTCTTATGCTGTATCTGGTACAATTTACTATGTTGATAGCATACTAAGTTCAACACAGTTTACAGTTACATCATATCAAGCAGGTAGCCCTGATCCACAGCCCGTAACATTAACAACAGCGTTTGGTTTACTAACAGGTAATATTAATCAAGGCTTGTTAGAAGAAGGTTATACTTCAATAGTAAGTCAAAACTTTTATCAAATTAGTTACATAGGAGATCCTAGCGATCCTGTATTAAGACTAACTCCAGTTGGTGTTATACCAACTGAGCAAAGAATTACTCCAGTTTATGGATCAACTTGGATCAACAGAGGATTCTATAGAAACACATTAGGTGTTATATCATTAATTCCTGCTATTACAGCACCGTTAGATACATTATATTACCAAGACGGAACAAGCCCAACTAAAGTAGGTATTATTAAAATTATCGAAAGTAATATCACCAACACATTAAATGTTGAAACTGATATTTTAGGCAGAAAGAATTTCACATCTACCAATGGTGTTACATTTACAAATGGATTAAAAGTTGAATTTGACGGAGACGTAATACCTTCAAGTTATTTGCAGGGTCAATATTATGTTGAAGGTGTGGGCACTGCTATCGAATTAGTGCCAGTAAGTTCATTAGTATGTCCTGAAGATTTCACAGAAGGTGATTACATACCATATGATACTGCACCTTTTGATATAGGAAATTACGACAGTAATTTATACGTTCCTGTATTACAAGATTATATTACAATAGCAAGAAACGCTATTAATAAAAATGCATGGTCACGTAGTAATCGTTGGTTCCATATCGATGTTATTAATGCTACCTCAGAGTACAACAATAACCCTGACATTGTAAATGTATATGCTACTGCTGAAGCAAAAGCAAAACGCCCTATTATAGAATTTTATCCTAATTTAAAACTATTTGATTCGGGTGTAGTAGGTAAGAGTGCTATTGACTTTATTGATTTCAAAGCGACAGACGCACTATCACAAGTTTCAGGTCAAACAGGATACTATCCTGATGTTGAAACATATACCGATTTTACAGGTACATTGAATGGAGTAGTAAGTGGCACTTCTACTACAGCAACAATTGCAACATCAGATATTATTGGAACATTCCAAATAGGGCAATACATAACAGATTCACGTTTTAGTACAATAACTACAACGTATCCAAGTTTATTACCTTCTGACGCACAGATTACAGACATTGTTGAGGCATCTGGTACAACAACACTGACAATTGGTTGGGGAGATACATTGACATTCTCAACAATTAATAACGTGCAGTTTGTTGCAGATGATCAACAAAACGACAACTACAAAGTATTTGATGGTGCAAGAATTGTATTTGCCGCAGATACTAACGTAAATGTTAAGAATAAAATTTATATTGTTAATTTCTCAACAGTATCATCAAGTTTGTTGCCAGTCATCACATTGACTGAAGCGCCTAACGGAGAAATTTTACCAGATGATCAAACAGTTGTCTTACGAGGTTTTAACTATCAAGGTGATACTTATTTCTATAATGGCATTGAATGGATTAAAGCACAGCAAAAGACTGACGTAAATCAACCTCCATTATTTGATGTAGTAGACAGTAACAATATAAGTTTTGGTGATAAGACCGTATACAGAGGTACAACCTTTATTGGTTCAAAACTATTTGCATATGGTATTGGGTCTGGACTAGATGACACAGTATTAGGTTTCCCAGTACGTTATAGTTCAATAGATAACGTGGGTGATATTTCATTTGACGTATCATTAAACGTTGATACATTTGATTATGTAAGTGGTACTGATCCTAAAACACAAAAGGTCAATACAGGTTATGTATTAAATTACAGCGACCGTGATGTGTATGAACGTGAATTGGGTTGGCAAACTGCTATTGGACCTAGCGTACAATATCAAGTTTTCAGTTTTGATTACTCTGTAGCAAATCCACCAGCAGACTATGTTTGTGATATAGCCAAACTAGATGATGCAGATAGCGCATGGCCAACTATACAAGTTTATATTAATAACGTATTGCAAACTTCGGATGCATATACTGTTACAGTTGGTTCTGATAGCACTACTGTTACATTAAACAATATTATTAATGTAGATACCGTAATTCAAATATTGTTATTAAGCAATCAGGTAAGTCTAAAATCTTATTACACTATACCAATTAACTTAAACAATAATCCATTGAACGAAGATTTAACTACTGCTAACATAGGTGATATCCGCGCACACTATCAGACAATATACGCAAACAATCCTAATTTCCAAGGACCAATGTTTGGTTCTAACAACTATAGAGATTTGGGAGACTTAGTACCATATGGAACTAAGATTATTCAAAACAGTGCGGCATTGGTATTACCTGGCGCATTCTTACGCAAACAAAATCA